TTTTCGTTGATGCCACAGGCCAAGCAGTCGGACTCAACAATGGAATTGCACCTGCTGCTAACACTACTGTAAACGGCGCATGGGTTTACAAAGCAAATGATTTCATCGGAGCTGTTAACGGTGTGCTGACTAATTCTGATACTTCTGGCTCTGCGCCTACTCTGTTGACTACGTTTGGTATCGGAATGCAAGGTAATGCCACGCTGCACTACAACGGCACCATCAAGCGCCTCACCTTCTTCCCCCAGCGCCTCCCGAACAGCACTTTGCAGGCGATCACGCAATGACGCACTACCTCCGCTTCCCCGACGAATTTACCGGCATGGCTGCGCTGGATGCTGCTGGCCTTACCACCACCAATGAAGACGGCGACATCATGGTGCTCACCGCCAGCCACACGCACGCGCTAGACGTGGTGGGCGTCATCAGCATTGGCGGCGAATACGACCCCGAGACTGGCGAGGTGCTGACGCCGCCCACCGTGCTTGACGGCTGGCACGTCAACTTCGTCGGTGAGCTGCCTGAAGGGTGGGATCAGTACGTTGTTGCGCCGGGGCATCCGGCGAGGGTATTCGCGTGATCACCGAAGATACCGGCCTCTACCTAGCCGACTTCGGCGTAAGCGTCGTAGCAGGCTCTGCATCCGGCCTAGGCATCCTCGACATGCCCAGCGAACTAATCGTCGACGGTCAAGTAATCAGCACCGAATACACACTTACTTGCGAATCCGCTAAGTTCGGCGACCTACTCTACGGCTCACAGCTTACCGTAAACGGCGCCGCCTACACCGTACGCGCCAACGTCCTAATTAGCGACGGGGTGTTCACGCAACTGTCCCTACAACGCGCCCTAGAAACCACGCACATCACCTCCACCACACCGCTTAGCGCTAACGGCGCTGTGGTATCGATCGACGACTTGGGCCTAGATCAGCTCAACCCACTGATCAATGGCGGTGCCGCCTCCACCACTTACATTGATGGCAACGACATCAGTGGGGGTACAGCATGAGCACCATCGCCCAGATCCAACTGCGCACAGACACCGCAGCGGCCTGGACCGCTGCCAACCCCACGCTCCTCTCCGGCGAGATGGGCATCGAGTCCGACACCCGCAAAATCAAGGTCGGCACCGGCTCCACCACCTGGAACGCCCTCCCCTACTTCCTGGCCGGCGTCCACGTCCGCGGCCAAGCCAGCTACGGCAACACCGGCACCGTAAGCATCGCCACCCAAGGCACTTACGTCTCCACCGGCCTCACCGCCACCTTCGACTCCACCACCGCCTACGGCATAAGCCTCGGCACCACCGATCTCTTCGGCCTGAAGAACACGAGCGGCGCAACGCAACTCGTAAGCGTAAGCGCCGCGATAGATGCACACGCCGGCAATAATCAAATCATCGGACTCCGCTTAGCTAAGAACGGTGTAGGCATTACGCAGAGCGAATGTCGCACGTTTAGCCATAACAATGACTCGCCCCTAATCACCGCTTGGCTTGTAAGCATGGCCGCCAACGACGAAATTAGCCTGCAGGTAGCCAACCACAGCGCCACCAGCTCCATTACTGTCAAGCGTGGCCGTGTAATCATCACGGGAATTAGTCAGTGACAACCAAGCGCGAGCAAATCCTTAGCGCCGTGCGCACAGCGCTCATCGGCACCGTTGGCGTTGGCACGCGCATCTACCGCAGCCGCGTCGAGCCGGTGGCACGCGCCGAGAGTGCCGCCCTCATCGTCGAGCCCGTAAGCAACGTGCCGACGCAGAACACATCGCTGCCCACACTCGACCACGTACTAAACATGCGCGTGGTAATCATTGTGCGTGACGCTGTACCCGATCAAGCTGCCGATCCAATAATTGAGTCGATGCACAGCAAACTTGTCGCCGACCTCACCCTAGGCGGACTCTGCTACGACGTACAACCAGGCCCCACCGAATTTACCTTAGAAGCTGCCGACACCCCCGTAGGCGTAATCTTCAACAATTACAGAATCCTCTACCGCACATCGGTAAGCGACCTAAGCATCTAAGGTGCGTCGAGTCCGTAATCGTTGTAAGCCTCGCTGCCTAGCCTGTGCTCTGCATACCACGAGTAGGAGGGCAACCTCCTAGGCACACATGGCACTGACTCGGAAGCGTCTAATCCTCGTGAAAAAGGAGGTGACCTACGGCACCGACAGCTCGCCGGCAGGCACCGACGCGCTGCTGGTGCGCAACCTTGACATCACCCCGATCGAGGCCGATCTCGTCAGCCGCGATCTCATCCGCCCTTACCTCGGCAACAGCCCGCAGCTGCTCGCCAACAGCCGCGTGAGCATCACGTTCCAGGTCGAAATGGCCGGCTCCGGCACCGCTGGTACGGCTCCCCGCTACGGCTCGATTCTCCAGGCGTGCGGCATGAGCGAAACCATCGTCGCTACCACCAGCGTCACCTACGCCCCGGTCAGCGCCGCCTTCGCCAGCGCCACGATCTACTTCAACAACGACGGTGTGCTGCACAAGGCCACCGGCTGCCGTGGCACCTTCACCCTGAACGCGGCCGTGGGCGAGATCCCCACAATCGACTTCACGATGACCGGCGTCTACAACGCACCCACAGACACCGCCGCCCCCGCTGTCACCTACAGCACCCAAGCCAGCCCCCTGGTCTTCAAGCAGGGCAACACCTCGGCCTTCCAGTTCTTCTCCTACGCCGGCTGCCTCCAGTCGGTGAGCTTCGACATCGCCAACAGCACCGTCTACCGCGAACTCGTCGGCTGCACCAAGGAAGTCCTGATCACCGACCGCAAGCCCGCTGGCACGGTCATGATCGAGGCCCCCACCCTGGCCACCAAGGACTACTTCAACCTCGCCCAGACCGAGACGACCGGCAACCTGACCTTCCTGCACGGCACCACCGCCGGCAACCGCGTCACGCTCACCGCCAGCCAATGTGACATCGCCAACCCCTCCTACGGCGACCAGGACGGCATCCAAATGCTCAACATCCCCTACATCGCCGTTCCAACCACCGCCGGCAACGACGAGGTAAGCCTCGCGTTCACCTAAGCCGCAGCGCACCCCCACACATCCACACCCCCACGCCACTTATGGCCAAGACCTCCGCGCTGCCCACCCCCGACCCCATCCCGGCCGAGGGCGGCAGCTACCTCCTCGACGAGAAAACCGGCAAGTGGCAACTGCTCGACCGCACCGAGCCCGCTAAGCCGGACGCCGCTCAGCCTCAGCTGGACGCTAAGTCGGAAGCCACGCAAGTTGAGCCGCCCGCTCAGCCGGAAGCGGACACTGCGCCGGCGCAACCGCTTAGCTCCGTCGTCGAAGGCTGATCGCCTCGTACACCCGCCTTAGCTAAGCCGCAAGCACCTTCGCTTCCGGCTTAGCTTTTTTGCGCCTATAGTACGAAAGCATCCCATTTACGCCCCTCAACTTATGGCGTTCGTTCGCAAGAAGGTCAAGACCTTCAAGTGGCCTGTAACCATCGAAGAACCCGCTGACGGCGGCACGTTCGACTCCAGCACCTTCGACATCACCTTCAAGCGCCTGGGCCGTAAGGAGTTCGGCAAGCTCAGCGAGAAGGGCGATCTGCCCCTGCTCAAAGCCGTCGTGCTCGGCTGGAACGGCATCAGCGACGAAGACGGCACCGACCTCCCCTTCTCCATCGAAGCGCTCACCGACTTCGCCGACGATCCCTACTGGGTGCGCGGTGTCCTGAAGGCTTACACCGAGACCTTCGACGGCGCTAAGTCGGGAAACTGAAGGGTGCGGCGGAGTTCTGGGTAGGCGGTAAGCAGGAGGAAGATAAGACCGAAGACGATGCCAAAGTCTTCGGTTTAGTCTTACCCGAAGACGCGAAACCCAAACCCGCCGCCCCTTACGAGGTCTGGGACGAAAACTGGGACATCGTAATGATGTTCCTAAGAATGCAGACGCAGTGGAACACCACCATGGCGGGCTACCTCGGTTTGAAATACGAGGTGCTGCTGATGCCTGGCGGCCTGATGGACCTATACTGCGTGGACGACCGCCTCGACATGCTGGAGGGCCTGCAGATCATGGAAACTGCCGCTCTCAGCGCGTTGGCTAAGGGGGAGGATAAGCAGGATGGCTAAGCAGATTGAAGATATTATTGTACGTTTAGGTTTAGAGAAGTTTGAAGGCTTAGATAAGATTCGCGGTTCCTTTCGTGACTTAAGCAAAGTCACAAAGATGTCCGAGCAGGACATCATAGGTGCCCGCAACAGTATTTTTGAATTTGCTAAGACAGCCGGTAATAGTGAAGCAGTAACCAAAGGTCTTGTATCAGCACTACAAGGCTTACGGTCTCAGGCCGACTTTTGCGGCGATGCGTATAGAAGCCTAGCCGACGACATTCGACGTGTAGGCGAAGTACAACGGGGTGCTACGGACGCGCTTATGGCACAACGCAATGCGTTGGTAGCCACGTTCAGCGAAACAACCCGTAACGTCCGAGTCCTTGAAGAGCACCGGGCTGCCCTGGTACGCATTCAGGAGCAGACCCGCGCTAATTCCAGAGCTTACGACACGCTAAGCAGCGATATTGCTCAGATCGCAGAGCGCATAACAGCAGTAACCACCGTAGCAAGGGAGCTTAACGTAGCGCTTAGTAGAGCTTTCCCGGCCACAGCAGCAGGAGTACGAGCGACACTTACGTCGATAAACGCGGGTATCGAGCTGCAGCGACAAGTAATCAACGAGATTGAT